TTTGTCTGCCGTCACCCAAATGACGGCACCCTTGGCTACGGACTCGGCCTCGGAGAGCGTCGCTGCATAGCCGAGCAATCTCGGCTTCTGCAAACTGCCCCACTCGTCGCGGACCTGTTCGTAGACGGGCGAGGTGGGAAGACCTTTGAGCTCCACTCCCGTGCCGAGCTTGAAGGGCTGGCGCACTATGCGCTCGCCCTTGTCATTCGTCGGGGGCTTGTAGTCTTTTCGGGGCTTCACAAACACTACCATTGTCTCTCTCCTATAGTGGAGCGGAACCCAGGGACTCGAACCCTGATCGGCCTGGTTGGCCCCTCGAAGGGTTGTCCAGGTGTGCTTACCCATACACTAGTTCCGCATTTGCGAGCTGCCATCATCAGTGCCCTTTGCTCAAAGGGGCAGACCCCGGTGCGGACGCCACCGGGGTTTCGGCTTAATGGATTGTCACGACCTTGGGAGGCTCGTGGCATCGACACTCAGGACTACCGTCACAGTAGAACTGAACATGGTAGAAAGCGCCGCCGTTGAACGAGCAGGCGCAACCACCTTCATTGTCCGGCTCCCAAACTGGGTACTTGAGTCCCAACTTCTTAGCATCCTCGAGCACGGCCTTGACGGCTTCGACTTCGTCAATGAAGCCCTCGGCAAGAACCTCACAAGCAGCCTGCTCGTGCACCTTTCGGACCACGACAAACATTACTTGTGTGCTCCTTCATTCCAGATCTCGAGGTAACGGGGCCATCGGGCTCTGATCAGACAGACTGAGCGGCCTGTTAGAGTGACGGCGTATACCAATGCCGTCCGATCTCCCTTGGCTTCGTTGATCGCTTCGGGAAAGGTCGCAACGGTTTTGGTATCATGGTTGAAGCGTCCGAGCCGCCGGAAAATGGTAAAGTGATTGGCGTTGGCGAAGACTTGCTCTTCCCATTGCTCGAGCGTCACATCTCTACCGAAGCGATGCTCCGGTGGGATGGCATTTGGATTGGGCTGTTGCATCGCGTGCTCCTTACATCCACCACCATACTGTGAGACCGATGGGCACTAGCAAAAGAACGCAAGTGTCCACCACGCCCATGATAGCACGGCGTGCCTTGTTCCGATATGTCTGTCTCACGTGGTTCTCGAGTTCTGTCATTGTCTCTCTCCTATTCCGGTCTGTCATCATCAGGCACGGTAGACCATTTCCGTGCGACAAAGGGGCGGCCCGAAGCCACCCCAATGTTTCGACTACGATGCGTAATCAATCGCCAAACTAAACGCGCGGCGCTTGACACCCGCGAGGTGTCCAAGCCATGCGTTCTTGAGTGCCGTGTCACGCTCCCGACCAGATTGGTGGTCGATCACGTAGGTGACGGCGTTCAGGGCGCCCCACCACGTTCCCTCGGCCTCGGCGGCTCCAGGGGCGCTGATCAGAGCTTGACGAAACTTCGGGAGCATCAGCGGCTCGCGCACGCTGCCGTCCTTCTTCTTCGTCCCCTTTTTGGGATCGAACTTGAGCACCTCGAAGAAGTACTCGTCCACCTTCTCAGGCTTGCCGACCTTCTTCTTCGACAGAAGACGCGCGGCCTGCTCGAACTCCTCGGTCTGTGCAATCGCCAGCCCGAGGGTCTGCTCAGCTTTGGCCTTCATGTCCTCATTCCAGTGGCAGGAGTGGGGCATGCGGAAAACGCCTTCGCGCTTTCCGGCACTGCGCCACGAGCCACCGAGTGCGGCATTCAAGGTATTCCAGCAAACGACCCGGACCAGCGTGTGTAGGGCCAGAACTGCCTTGCCGTGCTGGTGCGGAATTGCGAACAGGACATAGCTCTCGACCTTGTCGGATTTGCCCTTGGGGCCGACGTCGAAGTCCTTGCCGATTTTGGCGAGGACCCAAACGTACTTGCCGCCCCAAAAGGAGCCGGCAGTCTCGAGTGTCATCTTTGCGGCCTTCACCCACTTCTTGAAGAACTCCATGCCGTCCTTGTTCTGAAACTCCTTCCAGGTACTGCCGACAATATCGAGGAAGGCGTTGTCGGAGTCCCGGCAGAGAGCGAACTGGCCGTCAATAGCCTCGACCTTGCCGTTCACCTTGCGGAAAATCGGCTGCTTGGAGACCGTCCAATCGAGGCCAGCGGCTTTGAGCATCTGCTCAGGGGTCATCTTCTCTGACACCTTCACGCCGAGCCCATGCCACGGAACTTCATTCGCGTAGGCCATCGTTTCCACTGCATCTGTCATTGTCTCTCTCCTATCATTGAGCTGCCATCATCAGGCGGGGATTGCTCAAACTCCCGCGACCCCCAGCCTCCTACTGGGGGTTTCGGCGTTAGCTCAACAGGCCTGCCGGACCACTATTCCCGACCTGAGGGTCGAGGCCAATGCTGTCGCCAGCCCGGCGACCGTCCGCCACACCCCTCGAGTTGGAAGCGATCGGCTGCTTACGAGACTTGCGGAGCTTCACAGTCTTGTCGAGGTGCTCCTTGAGCGCCTTCTCGGTCCGCTCATAGACGTTGAGCAGAGCGGGAAGGTTCTTGCCTGTCGTCTCCGACTTCACCTTACCTTGCTTCGCGGCCTCGATGCGCTCCTTGATGCGCGATGCAAGCCGCAGGCTGCACGCCTGCTTGAAGCTGGTATCGTATGAGGTCCGTTCCCGAGGGTGGACAGACTTCTGCCCCTCCTTGGAGAGGCGGTCGACTGTCTTGATCAGGTACTCGAACATCATATCAGCGACTGCGATGTTGTGCTCGGCACCCACAAACGAGTGAATGTCCTTGCGAATATACCCGCACTTGCGCTGAGCGGTGTAGACGTAGTCATGCGTGTAGTAGTACTTGCAGAAGTAGAGGGCAGCGCATGCTCCGCCGATGTAGCGTATCCACGGAACGGATGGGGTGCGGAGTCGCGCCTTCGTGATGAAGATATCCTCCACTCTCGAGCCGTCCTGCTTGATCTCCTCGACGCTGAGGTTGTACTCGGCGAGGAGTGCTTGCGCCTTCTCAGCCGCGCTTGCCGCTTCGTTTTCATTCGGCGACGTTGACAAGGCCAGCAACTTGCGGACCTTGTCAACAATCTTTGCGCGCTGCTCCTGCGAACTCGGCCCCTCATTCTTGACGGGGTCCGGTTGGGACTTCACGGCAAGAGTGAGAAGGTCCATCGGGTTCCACTTTTTGTGTGCCCGATGCTTGGCGGCGTCGTAGCTCGGCGCATCAATCGTGCCGAGCAGCTTATTGTCGCCATCGTCTCTGAGTTCATAGACGTAGTACAGCATGTCTCTCTCCTATTCATGACCTGCCATCATCAGGCCCGGGTGGGTCAGCTCCGGGCGACCCCGCACCTCCGCGCGGGGTTTCGGCTTTAAGCTCTCCTACTTGAGCGCCATCATCAGGCCAGTTTGCTCAACACTGGCGACAGGGGCGCAACCGCCACCCCTGTTTCGGCTTTTACTTCTCCACGAACCTCGTCTCGAAGCTCCCACGTTTGACTAGCTTACAGATCTCGTACTCGTTTTCTTCGTCATGGCCGACCAGTTCATAGCCGATCATCTCTTGAAGAACCTCATGCTCGTTTTTGAACTCACCTCGGAGTACGATGTCTCCTGAGCTGTCAAGTACGATGTAAACAGAGTTCGGTTTTTCGGACTTTGCTTTCAGTGCCATTTGTCTCTCTCCTATATTGCCCTGCCATCATCAGTAGGGGGTGGGGCAGTCCCCCTAGACGGCACGCCTCCGCGTGCCGTTTCGGCTAGTAGCTTCCGATGCCGCGACGAACCTTGCGACGAGGTGCTCGTTTGCCAGGGTGGCGGGTCTCAAAGCCGAGGGCCTTGAGATCGTGCTTCATGGCTTTGTTGAGTACCTGGAGTTGCTGCTCGGCGTTCAGACGCTTCCAAGCAGCAACAACGTCGGCAGGACCCCGGTCAAGGTCGAGGTCCATGACCGACTCGATTGCGAGTTTTCGCATTGCCTCTCTCCTACCATCGGCCTATCTCGTCAGTGCTCCAGGGGCCAACTGGAACAGAAGCCGCGCGGGTTAGCTTTGCATCACCGCGCGACTTTTCGATTAGGAGAAAGAGAGACATTCCGAATGTTTACCGCGCTCCGCCGCGACCTCAAACGGACATTGGCGTTAGCGACCGCCGTGCGCGACTGCACGAGCGGACCAGCGGAGGGCTTAGCATCCGGGTGAAGGACGGAACAGCGAACGGGGGCGAGGGGTCAACAAGTTGACCTTGCCGTTCGGGGGCTCGGGCCTAAGGGCTGCAATCGAGGGCGGCTCTGTCGCCGATTGACGGGCCCTTGTGGAAGGGGCTCGCGGGCCTCTGATCGGTCCCTTTCGCTGATCAAACGGGGCGACGGCCATGCGCCGACCAGCGACCCCCTAAATATAGTCGATTTCCAGGGTCGTGACAACCAGAAAGCGCACTGTAAAAGTGCCGATTTTAGCCCCGTTTTCCGCCACTTTTAGAGCGCGCTACAGGGGCTTTTGCTTTTCTGGCACTGGGACTCCTGCCGGACGGCAAGTGGGACTCCATGCCCCTCTTTGCCCGCGCCACGCGGTTTTGTGCGAGGGTGATTGATTGCAGGTTCGACCAGCGATTGTCGTCGCGTTTGCCGTTCCGGTGATGCACTTCAAATCCGGGTGCCGGAAAGGAGCCTGTCATCCATAGCCAGATTATGCGATGTGCCTGGAATGGGAGGCCGAGGATCATGCCTTGCCGATACCCGTCACACAAGCTAGTAAAAGCCTCTTTCCCTGCGTAGCGAGTATTCCAACTTCGTTGCTGGTTTTTTGTCTTCTTGAACCATTTTGAAGCGCGTTGCCTCCAGTACAGTTTGCCAGTTTCCGGGTTGTAGTAGAGCAGTTCACGCACTATTGCCTGACTTATGCTGCTACGTCGCGCAGTGATTTTGGCGTCCTTAGATTTTGTCACTTGAGCTTGGCGCGGCCTTCTATGATCGCTTCGAATAGGTCCTTGCCTTCGGCATGGAACTTCAAGATCTGTCTGTCAGTTGCCGTCGCGCAGTAGTCGATCAGGAACACCCGGCCATGTGTGGAGTACTGGCGATGGAAGCGACGAATGAGCTGCTTGCGATTGATCACGGAGAGCGGCGACTCGAAGACGAGACCGTATCGTGCCACCTGGAGATTGGGACCGAAGACGCATGAGTTGTTGAGCACCAGCGCCCTGATCTGATCATCGTTGTCGAAGTCCCGTAGCACGTTATCCCAGTTCTTTGTCTGTCCGCCTCCGCGCGCCCATCCGATACCCACGCGTGAGAGCTCCCGGCATATCAGGTCGCCGGAGTGAACGAACTCATGGAAGATGATTGCCTTGTGCCCCTGGCAGATATCTTCGGCATCCGAGATCAGCGCTTCCAGTTTCGGCTTCGGGTCGAAGTCGATCTCAGCGCGCTCACCCGTCTCGTCATCCTTGAAGCCGAGGAAGCCGGAGCTGATCTGCCTCATGCGGAGGAACCCGCGCTTGGTCTCCATCTTGTCGCCGCGTGCCTGCCTGATAGCACGCTTGGCCGCAAGGTAGTAGTCCTCGGCGTCATGCGGGAGCTGCACGTTGCGGACAATGGTAGTGATGCGCGGTAGGTCGCCTTCGTCGGCCTCGTAGCGAATAGTCCCATGCGCTAGACAGCGGTGGAGCTTGCCCTGCTTCTCCTTGTCGAACTTGTAGTCGAACCCACCCCAAAAGTTCCGCGACTCCTTGAAGAAGGCCGAGCGGAACAAGCCAAGAGTCTCGCCAAGGGAGTACCCGCCATCGAGCAGAAACATTTGGCCCCACAGTGGAGTTGGATCTCTGCCGAATGGGGTGCCAGTGAGCTCGAAGAAGTAGGGGACCAATTTGCTTATCGCTCGCAGGATGCGGAAGGTGACGGCCCGATGGCTGCCGACGAAGGTGCTTTCATCGGCGGTCGTGATCTGGCATTTCTCCGCGACGGCCTTCACCCGTTTGCGGTTGGGCTTGAGGCGCATCTTCTTCCGCGACTTGCGCCGAGTCTTGCGCTCCTCGAGATCGCAAATCATCCGAATGAAGCCGGCATAGGTCTCGACAATGAAGAGGGCTTTCGTCCGCTCCAACCGCCGCCACTTCTGCTCTGTCGATCCCCGCAAAATGCAAACCGTGCTCGAGGGGCTGTGCTTCGCGATTTCGCGCTTCCACTCACCCTTGTTGATCTTGCGCGGAACGAGTACCAGATTGTGCTTGGCTAGTCCTGCTTTCTTGAACCATCGAGCCAGCGCAATATTGAGTAGGGTCTTGCCCATGCCGGGGTCGAGGAAGAACCCGAAGCGTCCGGTCTCAATGCCGATCAACAAGCAGACTTTCTGGTGCTTCGACAGCTTGGACCAGATGGGTGGCCGGACAGGCAGCGCCCGCATCATGTCGCCAAGTTCGCGCTTCGTGAGTTTCTTCCAGGGGCGGAAGTCTCGACGCTCGCGCGCCAGGAATTGCTTTGTCGCTTTGCGAGATATCATGCCTTGCTCTTTCTCGCGTTGGCGTAGAAGAGCCTCCCGCCAATCTCTTCCACTTTCGAGGCGGCAACTCGAAGGTCTGAGGCAAGTTGCCAACACTCGTTCATTGTAAGCTTGCCAGACGCAGAAGCCGCAGATAGCTCCGTCTGGACCCCGGCGACTTTCGTCCGCGCTTCTTTTAGGAGTGCTCGTGACTTGCTTCCCAGGTTCATGGTTCTTCATCGGCACTTTGTCGCATGGGTATTCACACTTGCATCATACTTCTATACTACATATAAATTGCAGTAGGATGGGGCAGTAAGAAACCCAACTGAAACAGAGAAAGGAGTACTAGAAATGAAGTCGAAGAAGTCAGTACCAAGCCCCAAGCATCGGGCCGGCTCCCGCAAGGAGCAGGTTCACAAGATTTTCGATGCGAAGGGTCCAGACGCGGCTCGGACGGCAGGACTTCGCAGGAAGTTGAAGTCTTCGACCCTTCGAACGTGGTTTAGCACTTGGAGTAAGTCGGCTCCCACGCGGAGCGGCTCCGGTGCTGAGGCGCGAGCATAGTTTAGGCACGCGCGAGGGCGCTCGGGTTTCTCTTGTCTCTCCAGTCCGGGCGCCCTCAATCATCTGCATCATTCTCCTCCCCCGACTCCTCCTCCTCTTCATCCTCTTCCTGACCCGTCATATCGCCTAGCTGGTCCCAGTAATCGGATGGCAAGCGCACGGCGTCAAGCGCGAATTGTCCGAGCGCATAGCTCTGAGTGATCAGCACGGCGAACTTGTCCTCCTCTGCCCTTGCCTTCTCCACGTACAATCGCGCCAGCCCGTACTTCTTCTCGCTCGCCGTTTGGCTGTAGGTGATGGCAATGTCCGATGATTGCACAAGGGAGATGTCCTCACCCGTATGCACGCCTCGGACAGTAGTTGCTTTCAGGGACTCTCGATTGCCTTGGGCGGCCGTCACAAGCGCGAAGTTCCGGCGCTTCGACATGCCGCGTAACTCCTCGTACATGCGGCCAAGGGAGACACGAAGGTTGCGCGGATCGGTCTTCATCAGCTTGACGTAGTCGAGCACGACCATATCGGGGATGAACTTCTCGGCGACTTCCAGATTGTCCAGGTAGGCTTCTAGCTTGTCCGGTGTCAGCGAACTCGTCGGAAAGGACTTGACGCGAAGGTAGTCCATATACTTCGCGTAGGAGTTGACATGCGTCTCCATCTCTGTTGCGAGATCTGGCGACTGGAAGGTCCATTCAGGAGTCACGACCTCCAAGCCGAAGTCCTCGAGTTCCCCTTCATCGTTCAGTTCGAAGGTCGTTACTTCGGCTTCTGCATCGCGCTTAGTGATGGAGAACAGGTTTTGCCAGTACCGCTGCACTACCTCTTCTTCTTCCATCTCGAGGCTGATATGCGCCACGCGCTTGCGGAGTTTGATGGCCTGCTTGCCGATATGGATAAGACCCCATGTCTTGCCGTAGCCTGTCGGCGCGATCAGCATAAAGGCCCGACACCGCATGGGAGCGATCTCACGCCTGTCCAGGGGTTCGATGCCGGTGCGGAACTCCGAGGGACGCTGCTCGAGGAACTCCACTAGTCGCTCGATATCCCCCAGCTTCATGCCGGGATCGAAGTTCTCAACTCGGGTGTGGAGCATGTCGGCAACCAGCATCTCGACCTGCTCCAGACTGTCGGCCTGTTTGGAGTTCAAGGCTTCGGCAGCTTTGAGGATGCGGTCCATGAAGAGTTGGGCCCGCGAGTAGCGGTCCAGGTTGTCCATGACGTAGCGTTCATTGATGCCCGCAGTCCACAGCTGCTGCATCAGTCCGACGATGCGCTTGAACGTCCCGGCTTTGCGGTTGTGCTTGTCACCCGTTATGTCGGCAAACAGGTCGGCGGTATGCGCGGAGCCCGGAGGTTGGCCGTACCGTCGCCAATAGTCCAGAAGTCGCTCCGCGATCACGCGGTAGTCGCCATCGCACAGTTCGGGCTGGAGCCGTCGCGCGATGATTTTACCCTGCTCCTCGGAGTACGCGAGCAGGGTCAGGATATTTTCTTGAAGTGTTGCGCTAAGTTTTTCCATGCAAAGGGCAGGTTGGGTTGACCCCTACTGTCTTCCTTCCGTCCGGGTACGTGATATCTCTACAGGTACATCGTTTCTCTTGCTGCCATCGGTCCTCACCATCGCAGCAGGACTCGATGCCCGTGCCTCCGCAACTCCCGCACGGGATCTCAAACTTGCCAGCGATCAGATACTCGCCGGGACTAATCTCGAATGGGTTGTCTTGGGTCGCAATGTGTACGCGATAGCGTTCACCTTTGCATGTCTGACATACTGCCATTGCGTTTTTCCAGTACCATCTTCGCGCACTCGCGCCAGCCGATGGCCTTGGCTCCGTTCGCGAGCGCTTCCTTACGTTTACTGGAACATACGTCGTAGTGGTCGCCGCGCGAGTGGCGAGGGGATAGGCCGAGCTTCTCCGCCATCGCAGCCAGCTCGGCAGGGGTATCAGCGATCAGGTGGGAGACACGGAGTGCCTGCCCCTTGCTGCCTGTCTGAGATATGAAGGCATCATCGACGTAGACGGCCATGACTCACCACTCCTCTTTTGCAGGAGTAGGCTCCTGCTTCTGGTCCTGATACTTACCCGTGTAGGGAATGTCTGTCGCGCGGTCGAGCTTGTGGAAGATCATCTGCCCTATGGGCATGCCGGGCTCAATAGCAAGAGTGAAGGCGTTGTGGTTGGTGAGCTCGATTGTCGGGTACCCACGCCAGCCAGGTTCGAAGATAGTATTCTGCACGGCAAGACCCCGACGCGCCCAGGTGCTCTTGTCGGCAAGTACTCCGAGGACGTCATGCGGGAACTCGAAGCGCTCGATAGTCGTGGCTAGCGCGAAGCCGTGCGGTTCGAGGAGTAATCCGTCTCGGATGCGGAGATCGTACCCGGCGACAGAGAGCCCGTAGCTCATCCCGTTGAACACCTCGCGTTCGGAGAAGGGCTCGATCACCAACTGATAACGAGCCGACCTATGGTGTCGCCGCTCGCGGATTGTTTGGGCGGAGAGGATCATAGCTTGTCACCCCGCCGCGCCTTCCGCATCTCGTCCCAAATCCAGACGAGTGCAACCATGATCCAGAATAACCAGAAGTTTGTCCAGAACATCACGGCACTCCTACCATCTTATGCAACTGCATCGAAAGCTTGTAGCCATGTCTCATGCAGAGTTCGGCTGCATGCTCCGCATTGTCGCGGTTGGCTTGCGCGTCCATCTCGTCCATCGGTTGCAGGTAGATCGGGATGGTGCATTTGAGCACGGGTGTCGGACGGAACACCAACGATGGTTCTCCTTTAAGTTGCGTGCTCATGATCGGCAACCCATCCCTGGGATGAGTCTCGCCGTACCGGACGATGTATTTGAGCGCGCCGATGTACGGAAGGAGTTTAGTAGAAAGCTTCGGCGTCTTCGGCGACACGACAATGAGGTTGCCGCGCCAATCGCGGTAGGGAGAAAAGAGCTCCTGCACCCCCTCGAGCCAGACAGTCCCGGCAGTCTCAACTGATACCTTGATCCTGAACCCGTTGAGGTTCTTTACCAGCGGGCAGATATTCTGGAGCAGCGGTTCGCCTCCGGTGATGACTACAAGCTGGCAGTTGTTCTTGCGGCACATCACGACGATTTCATCCGTCAGTGAGTCAACGTCGTGCCGCGTCCCCTGGTCGAAGACTGTATCACAGAAGTAGCAGCGGAGGTTGCACTTCGCCAATCGGACGAAGACGGCAGGACTCCCGGCGTCTGGACCCTCGCCCTGAATTGTGTAGAAGATGGCGTTGACGAGCAGCGCTCCGTCTTGCCGTTGGTCAATTCCTGCGACTTCGTTTTTCCCGTACATCAGAGTGATCTCCCATGTCAGCGTCCTGCCGGACGACTAGGTGTAGCATTTTCGCCGAGGCGTATCCTGGAAACTCCCTATTGAGTACTGACGGCAATCTGTGGATGTGAGCCATGATGGTTGCTGAACTGGTGGGCCAACCCATCTGCTCCAGGTTGTCGCGCAATAGCCCGATGCCGATGCGGAGCAGCCCCTCTTGTTGCACGCGTGTCTTGCACTGTGCCCTCACATACTGCATGACCCCCGGTACCTTCCGGCAAAACGCATCGAAGCCCTTTGTGCGCTCGAGCACCGCGGGCTTGGAATGATCGGCTCCCAGGTTTGACATAGTACGCGACACCAACTCGAGGAGTAGGTAATGGTCCACGTTGCCGGTATCGGCAACGGCGACAGAAGCTGCTCCAGGTGTGCCCTTGCGGAGCAGACTAACCGCGCCTGCGACCTTGCTGAGCTCCTCTCCTGTTAACCCGGGCAGGAGCCGCAGCACCTCTTGAAGATGAGATCCCATATCGCTTTTGCTTGGTTGTGCCGTCCACATCATGCAGGATGGCGATACCTCTGGTCTGGCGCGCGAGTTTGTTAGCGAAGGCCCATGCGTCCTCTTTGTAGTCATACCGCACACCGGCTTGTCCGAGGTCGTTGGTAATCACCCACGGGTGGGTGCGAAGCCAAAACTGGGGTTTGACATGGAACTCCGGCGGCTTCGTTTCAGGAAGAGGGGTCATCACCCGCGCCTCGCGAGCAGCGTCTTGATCTCGCGGAGTTCCTCGAGTATCAGGCTCTTGATGCTTGGCGCGGAAGGCGCCGGGCCGAGGGGCCGTGCCTGTTCCGTAGGTTTCGCGCGCACTGTTGATGGTTGAGGTTGAGGTTTCGCTTGCATCGCGGCAATGAGGGCGTCAGCGAGTTCCTTGGGCATGGCGCCCCTGCCGATCGCTTCCGCCGCTTTACAGGCGAAGGACAACCTTTGCATGTAGGCGCACTCGAAGGCGTCATTTGGCCCCATCCCATATCTCTCGCGCACGTCGCTGAGAAAGGCCTCCGCTGCTTCGCGAATGTCGAAGCCGGACAGAGCGACGGCCTTCAAGAGGTTGGTCTTGTCGAGCGGCCAGATATTCGGTAGGTTGTTCTCCTGTCCGGCAAAGATGCTGGTGATTGCGAGGACATCTTGCTTCGTCAGTTCGGCCATGTGGTACACTCCGTGCATTGATTTAGTACTATCAGACCGATTATACTCCCGATCAGGAACGCGGAGACCGTCACGCGGATCATGGTCCTATCGTTGACCTCGATCCGGCACAAGTGCGCGAAGGTCAGGAGAATGACAACGGTCCAAATGGACGCCGCGTAAGTCGTCATCACCCAAACTATGAGGGCTAGTAGTACTGTCATTTTTCTGGTACTCCTATTGCTGTCTGTCTACCCCTATTATACTTCAAACTCGGTTTGCCTTGAACGCAGTGAGGCCCTAAGGGTTTTAGTACCCTCAGGACCAAACTGCAATGAGTACTTCAAACTTCGGAAGCCTCTCACGCAGTGCCGCTTCTTTCTTTGACAAGCCTCAGCGGTCCGGCCCAGCTTGCTGCCCCTTGGCAGGAGTTAAACGACGATGCCGGTCCGGGCCATCTGTACATCATCGGCGACGGAGTGGCGAGGTGCAGGAGTGCGAGTGCCTAGTGTCGCAAAGACATTCATACTCCTTTTTGCCTAAAGTATGATGATGGCATGATCACAACGAAACAGCTACAACGACATCTCGATCAGACCGTGAGCACGCGGCATTTGTGCGGGCTTTTCGGCAAGACGGCGATGACACTCTACCTCTGGAGACGTGACAGGGGGTTACCCTTCGTGCGTGTCCCTGGTGAGCAACGTCCCGCTATTCGCTACGTCCTCCCCGATGTACTGCGGTGGGCGCAAAAAATGAATGAGCCATATGGAACCTATCGCACGACAGAAAGGGAGACGTGGAACCGTGAGCGGCGTACTTCACCGAGATCTTAGACGCAAGCCTGCCATCGCGCGCATGGCCTCCGAGTGCTACATCATGCCGCATGGTAGCTTCGGGGATGACGTGCTGGACCTGTCGGCAGGAGCTGGGGTCACCACCCTCGGGCACAGCAACGAGCTTATCAAGGACGTCATGGAAGAGCAGCTCGCGCTTCTGCCCTATGCACACTCGGCCACTTGGACGTGTGAAGCTGTCGAGCAGGCGGCGCTCATGCTCCTCGATGCTAGCGGCTTCAAGAATGGCGGAGTCATGTTCCTGAACTCGGGTGCGGAAAGTGTGGAAGCGGCGTGCAAGCTTGCCGTCCAGTTCTTCTCCGAGGTCAAGCCGTACAAAGAAGCGCATCCTGTCCGCTTCATCTCCCGGCAGCACAGCTTTCACGGCAACACATTCTTCACCCTGGCACTGGGCGATCACCCGCGCAAGAACCCATATCGTCTACCCGTTCCGCTCATGGACGAGCTGGCGGTCTGGAGAATGCCAGCATGGGATCCCTCATGGCGAGGGGACGACCTGGCTGTCGAACCTTACATGATGATCTTGCGGAACTTCCTAGCAGCTGCTCGCATTGCCGAAACTCCTGCCGTCGTTGTCGTAGAGACTATCGGGGGTACCACACTAGGCATCGAGCCGCCAAGTGCCGATTACCTGCTCATGATCAAGACGTTGTGCGCGGAGTTCGGAGCGGTGCTGATCTTCGATGAAGTCCTTTGCGGCAACTATCGCACGGGACACTGCTTCGCATGGCAGCACTATGGCGTGGAGCCCGACATAATCTGTGTCGGTAAGGGTATCGGCGGTGGGTACTTCCCGATCAGCGCGGTGATTGCCAACGAGCGCATAGCCGAGGCCTGTCGCACGGGCTCCGGCAAGCTCTGGCACTCCTCGACAAATCAGAACTCGCCAATCGGATGCGCGGCAATCGTCGCCGCGTCCCTTGTATACAAACACACGGAGCGGCTCCGCAATCGGCTCATGGCGCATCTCCAGACCATCGCCGTGCCGACAATCAAGAAGTGGGATCGTGTGCAGGATGTGGTGGGTGTCGGTACTCTTTGGGGCATCCGCTTGCGGCGTGGACCTGATTACTCGAGACTGCGCGAACGAGCACTGAAGCAGGGAGTGGCGCTCTACGTTGACAACGACACGGCAGGAACGGGTACTACCTCAATTCTCCTTGCTCCGGCGTATGTAATGACAGAGAAGGAGCTTGACGAAGGGCTCCAGTTATTGAGGGGTACTTTGGAGGACATTGACTGATGGCACCGCGCGCGAAAGCGACGAAGAAGAAAGTCAAACGGCAGGCCTCAGACGAAGACGAGGGGCGCTCCGGCATCGTCATTCAAATCAACGAGGGGTGGCGCCTTGCGTGGGATGGTTTGCAGTTCTTGTGTCAGAGGCGGCAGGTGCGCCAGTCTGGCAAGAACAAGGGTAAGGAGAACTGGGTGTCCGAAGCCTACATCTGCAACCTGGACACCGCGATCATTTGGCTTGCGCGCAAGCAGATCTTCGCCATCAAGGGTACCTATGGCATGGAAGGCGCCGACAAGCTCTCCGTCGCACTCGATACCATCAAGGCCGAGGTCAGCGCGGCTGTGAAGCAAGGACTCGATGCCCTCGAGCGCATCTACGAGGAGAAGTATCAGGAGAGGATTGCCCAACTGTGAAGAAGCCTACACCTGACGAAGCATGGCAGCTCGTGTCTCGTGCGCTGCAGCAGTTGGCGCGCGACTTCCGCAAGATGGTCCCGGGTAAAGCCAGCTACGACTTCGCGCGGGAGATCGACCGCATGTCATTCCAGGCGACGAAGTGCGCGCCCTCGGGTCAGACAATCGAGGTGGAGGAGATCGACCCGTCAGTGCTCGGGTGGAAGCCCCTCGGTAAACAGGATATGGCTCCTGCCGGACGGAACGAAGCGCGCGTTCGCACCTCCGCCCGCGCGGGGAAGTCTTGTATCGGCCAGTGATCCGTCCTTGAGCTGGTCCTGGGCAGACTACGAGCGACAGTTCGGCGCACGTCCCTGTAGCGGGAATGGCAAAGCGCTGGCTCCTCAATCGCGACACAACGGGGCTACTCCCGCCGTCCGATCAGAGCCGGCTCCCGTCCCTTCACAACCCGGCACATTCCAGCTCCCGAAACAGGCGTTGGACAAGGGGCCCCGATATTTTTCCCAGTTGTTAGAACGCGCCATCCCGGCCTATGCCTTCGACTTAGGCCTTGATGAAAAAGGGCAAATACGCTTCCGGCGTTATATGGAGCGTGCCTTCAATCTCGGGTTCCGCGCCGCACAAAGGGATTGAACCCGTCGCTGATCGGGGTTATTTGCCCCGGGATGCAGCATTGGATTGTCGCCAAGACACAATCGGGTAAGGAACGCTGGGCGGGGGAGAACATCGAACGCCAAGGCGGCAGGGTCTATCTTCCGACGTTCGAAGAGGTCGTTGTCAAGAGGGGTCGCAAGCTCACGCAAGTCCGTTGTCTGTTCCCCCGCTACTTGTTCGTGTTCACGGAAAATGGGCAATGGCGATACCTCCTCGGCACATTCGGTGTGACAGGGGTGATCTTGGACGGTAACGGTCCCGCGATCCTGCCGGAAGGCGTAATCAAGAAGTTGAAAAGCAGGGAGAACAATCGAGGGCATGTAGAGCTGCCAACAAGACCTCGGCGCTTCGTGTTCGGACAAACAGTAACTCCGTCGCAGGGACCCCTCGCATACGAGAAGGGAATTTACCAGGGGACCGACGATAGGCAAAGAGCTCGTGTACTCATGGATTTCATGGGTCGCAAGACAACCATTCTGATCGGAGAAGAGCTGCTCGAGGCAGCGTAATTCGCCGATGGAGTATGATTGGGCAAGGGGGAGGCGGGCACCGTCAGTGCGGTAGCTTCGCTCTGGTACCAACGTAGAAGAGTAGCTGAAAAGAAAACAAAATGGCGTTACGCAGAAAGAGACCTGGAAGCAATTGGGGAGGGGCCCGTCCGGGTGCGGGTCGTCCCAAGGGTTCCAAAAATGCCGTCTCCTCCCTGCCTGCAAATCAGCGAGCCCGTGCTGCTATCCTTGCCCGTGTCTACACCGAAGAAGCTGTTGAAGAGCTCGTCAAACTTGCGCGGTCCAAGAAGACACCCCACACTACGCGCGCAAACATTTGGTTCGGCCTTCTGGAGCGGGGCTATGGAAAAACACCCCAAGGCACCGACCTCGGCTTTGAGCATCGGGGCTTTGGGCTTGTACTGACACAGGAACAAGTTGCGAGACTCACACCGAAGCAACAAGCACAGCTCGAATATCTCCTCTCAATTCTTGCAGGAGAGTCTAGCCCAAGTGAGAACGGCGAGACTCTTGGGGACGACGAAGAGGAAAAGCTGTTTGCCCGCACCGCGGGCTATATCGAGCACAAGCGACTGGCCTCCTGACTATCAGGCCGTCCTCGATTGGCGCGCGTTCTCGATTGCACAGATGCAATCGTCAGAGAAGGTGCGTAAGGGTGCACTGCGGTTCTACAGTCGTCATCCTGTTGAGTTTATCTGTGCGTGGTTGGATACATACGACCCGCGCAAGGCAGCATCCGGCAAACAGGCATGGATGCCGTTTGTCCTTTTCAAGAGGCAAGCCGAGTTCGTGCAATTCCTTCTCGCCTGTCTCGACGGTGAGGCATCCGGACTCGCGGAGAAGTCTCGAGATATTGGTGCGACGTGGGTATGTGTCGGGTTCTCCATTTGGCTCTGGCGCTTCCGTCCGGGCGCATCAATTGGGTGGGGCTCGCGCGATAGAGATCTAGTCGATCGCTTAGGCGATATGGACTCGATCTTTGAGAAAATCAGGTCCGCTATTCGTCGTCTTAATCCGATCTTCTGGCCGAAAGACTTCTTGCCGGATGAGCACATGTACTACCAGCGTATCTTAAACCCGGAGAATGGCAATCAAATCACGGGTGAGATCGGCGACGACATTGGGCGAGGTGGTCGCAAGCTGATTTACTTCAAGGACGAGTCGGCGCACTACAAGCGGCCGGAGCTTATTGAGGCCGCACTCATGGACAATACGCGCGTACAGATCGACATCTCGTCTGTGAACGGTATCGGCAATGTCTTCTGGCGGAAGCGCGATCAGGGGGTGGACTGGTTTCCAGGTAAGCCCGTTGTCAAGGATCGCACCAACGTCTTCGTATTCGATTGGTCCGATCACCCGGAGAAGACACAAGCCTGGTATGCAGAGCGGCGAGCCAAGGCCGAGGCCGAGGGCCTGCTCCACAAGTTCAAGCAGGAAGTGGACAGGGATTACTCGGGTGCAGTCGTCGGCACTATCATTCCGTCCGAGTGGGTCAAGGCCGCAATCGACGCGCATAAGAAGCTGGGCTGGAAGGAAGGCGAGGGTGAGCGGGGACCACTTGTCTCCGCGCTCGACGTGGCCGATGGGGGTGGCGACACGAATGCCCAGGCAGCGCGCAAGGGTGTCACCCTCAAGTTCTTGGACGAGTGGGGTGCGCTGGACACGGCAGAGACCACCCGCCGCGCAATCAAGAACCTCGAACGGCTCAAGGAGCCAAGGATCTCATTCTGGTATGATGCGGTAGGCGTGGGGTCAGGTGTCAAAGCAGAAAGCAACAGGCTCCGGCAAGAGAAGCTGCTCCCCAAAGGGCTGTCAATCCAGCCCTGGTTCGCGTCGGCAAGCCCCCTCAAGCCCGATGACCACGTTATCCCGCACGACCGACAGTCGCCACTCAACAAAGACTTCTACGCCAATCTCAAAGCACAAGGTTGGTGGCAGCTACGGCTCAGGTTCGAGCGGACATGGCGCGCGGTTGAGAAGGGGGAGACCTTCAAGCCCGACGAATTGATCTGTCTCGACAGTGCTGCCATCGGCAATCTGCTTCCGCGCTTGTGCAAAGAACTGTCGCAGCCCACCGCATCGCCGACTGCACTGTTGAAGTTGGTGGTGGACAAAACACCTGAGGGAACGAAGTCGCCGAACCTTGCAGATGCGGTGATGATGGCTTTTTGGCCCGCTGCCTCGTCGTATGATTTCACAATGAGTTGGGTGAGATGAGACCTGCCGAGTACTTTCCACCGAGACGCTACGAGCCAGAGGGCTGTCAAACCTGTCCTCTGATCATTGCTGCCCTTGCCTGCCTGCTCGCCTTCGTGGGTATGTGCATCGCTTTCACCTACCTCCCCCTACTAGGAGTCGTCATCAATGCCGAAGATCTTGCCAGTCGAAGCTAGGGGGCCGGCCCCGCATATCGCCAAGTATGAGTCGGGTTCCCTGGCCCGTCTTGCTGACAGCCTCAAGAACCTCATCTCCGGCCTCGGCACGGTGAAGGACAAGACTGTCGCGACTACGTGGTACTTCCGTGAGCTGTCCACTCAGGAGATCGAGGCCGCCTACCGCACGGACTGGATGGCACGGAAGATCGTTGACATCCCTGCCGACGATGCTACCCGCGAGTGGCGCTCGTGGTATGCCGATGAAGCGCAGCTCAAGGCCATCTACAAGGAGGAGGAGAAGCACGGTATCCAACAAAAGGTCGCCGAAGCTCTGAGCAAGGCGCGCCTCTATGGTGGGTCCGCGCTTGTGCTCGGTGTCGGACAGGGCAGCGCCTCCTCGGAGCTCAAGCCGGAAACCGTAGGCAAGGATGGGTTGAAGTTCGTCCACGTCATGTCGCGCTACGACATTACCAGCGGTGACCTGGACAGGGATCCCCTGTCCCCTTACTTCGGCGAGCCGATCAAGTACAGCATCAACAGCAAGACTAAGGGCGTGGTGGACATTCACCCGTCCCGCGTCATTCGCTTCATCGGTATGAGGCGGCCGCAGCTGCTCACCGCACAAGACGCATGGGGTGACTCCGTGCTCCAGGTCGTGCAAGATGCCGTCAAGGAGGCCGGACAGACCATCTCCTCGATTGCCACCCTGATCTCGGAAGCCAAGGTGGACGTGTTGGGTGTGCCGAACCTCACTGAGATCCTGTCGAATGAAGAGTACTCGCAGGCATTCCAAGAGCGCTTGCAGGAAGCCAACGTACTCAAGTCCATGATCAATGCCCTGGTCTTCGACAAGGACGAGAGCTGGCAGCGTATTCAAGCCAACCTCACTGGCCTCGATGCTTTGGTGCAGATGTTCTTGTTGATTGTGTCGGGCGCGGCGGATATTCCGGCCACCCGCATGCTCGGGCAGTCTCCTGCCGGCTTGTCGGCAACGGGTGAGTCCGACATTCGCAACTACTACGATAAGATCTCCTCAGAGCAGGAGATGCGGATCGGCCCGGCACTCCGTCGCCTCGACAAGATCCTGCTCCTGTCCGCCGGTATACCGTTCAACCTTGTCGAAGACGAGGAGATCTACTACGAGTGGGATCCCCTTTGGCAGCCGACTGAACAAGAGCGGGCCGCAACTGACAAGGCGCAGGCCGAGACCTGGAAGATCGACGTGGACGCTGGCGTCATTGACAAGGAGATCCTGGCGGAAGCCCGTTCCAACCAGATCTCCGAGTCGGGTGTATACCCGGGGTGGGATCAGATTATTGACGGCAAGGATCTCATGGGGCCCGATCCCGTGGGCCTGCAGCTGGGCATGCCTGATCCGACCGATCCTCAGGCCGTCGCCGAATGGAACAGGCAGCAGCAAGCACAAGCGGCCGCTGCCGCTAACCAGAAGCAGCCGGCTCTATCCGGTCAGCAACCCCCTCGTCCCGGGCAGCAAAAGGACGGGCTTGTCATGTTCCGCGATATGGCACCCAAGCCCCTATACGTCCGGCGACCCGTGCTCAATTCTCGCGATATCCTTTCATGGGCGCGTGGGCAGGGCATCCCCGATCTGCTCGCCGGATCGGAGCTGCACGTCACGGTGGTCTATTCCCGCAAGCCTGTTGATTGGTTCAAGGCTGGCGAGGACTGTTGGTACGGCCCCAACGCCGACGAAGTCAAGGTTGTGGTACCCGAAGGTGGACCGCGAGCCGTGGAGTGCTTCGATGGAGGCGCCATCGTCCTGCAGTTCGCATCGTCGCGTCTGTCCCATCGCCACCACGACATCCTCTGGCGGTGCGACGGTTCGCATGACTCTGAGGATTACAACCCGCATATCACCCTGTCCTATTCGGACAATGAGAGCATCCGGCAGGAGATCTACAACGGCGAGATCACTCCTTACCGCGGGCAGATTGTCCTCGGCCCTGAGATCTTCGAGGAGGCCAAGGGCTATGATCCGGAGGAAGAGCCCTCGAGCGGCGGTAGCGAGTCCGAGCCAACAGGCGTACCCGAGGTCAAGGTGCAGGTGTATCAGCAACAGGACGCGCAGCAGCCCCCTGTAGTGCATGTCCACCAGCACGTCGAGTCGAAGCGCGGGCCTTACCGCATCGACAAGAACGCCGATGGTTCCGTCACCGTGACCCCGCTCACGGATGGAGGCGAACAGAGTGACTAATCTCTACCTGGAGCGTGCATCGGACTCGGACGTCTCCGGGTACTACGTTGCGGCTACTACCAACAGTGGCGACCCCATGCAGCCGATGCGCGCCAAGTTCGCCAACTCCAAGGACTACCCGAAGCTGCTCGGTTCGTTCATCTCGCCATCGGGGTTCCCTGGAGTCGCCGGGACCTATGCGAAGTCCGTAGTCACGACGCTCCGCGCGCGTACTGACATCCTCTGGACGATCTTCACGCTGCGCCTGGACTTCCTGCGCTACAAGACGACAGGCAACATCGCCTCGATCTCCACGACTGTCCACTTCGACAAGTCCGAGGGGCCAGGTGGCAAGCCCGACAAGATCATTAGGGTGTCGGGCAACTTCGTGACGGACGGGTTCACTCAGGGGGCACGCTTCACGGTCGCCGGCTCACTAGCCTGCGATGGGAACTATATCATCGAGCAGGTCACCCCTACCGTGCTCTACCTTTCGTCCGACACCCCGCTCCCGATCAATGCGAACAATACGCTGATCAATCAGCCGGAGATCGAGTATACGGGTGAGATCGTCACGCTCTCCACCAAGGAGAAGTTGCTGGTGCGCGGCACGGACTCGGGAGAGTTCTCCAATGCGGAGCAGGACATCACGATGCCTACCGTCTCGTTCTCGGACACGTTCGCGTCGGACGATCGGCTGGTAATTCGCGCATGGGCGCAGCACATCTTCGGGAACGCCGACGCATGGTGCGGGGTGGAGACCGAGGGTGCCAACCCCTGCATCGTCGCCTTGACCTAGGAGATTTGACATGGCTGCCATTTGTCGAGTTGCCGACAATACACGAGATGCCCAGCTCGATGCGATTGCTGCACTGATTGATGCCGGTGCTGGTCCTGGGCTGCTCCGCATCTATGATGGTACTCAGCCCGCCGATGCTGACGACTCTATTACTACGCAGAATTTGCTTGCCGAGCTTCCCTTTGGTGATCCGTGCGCTGGTCCTGCCGTTGCAGGAGTACTAACATTCAATACTATTGCTCCTCAGAACGCGGTAGCTACAGGCACCGCTACTTGGGCGCGGGTCTTGGACTCCGACCTCAACAATGTCATGGATGTGAACGTCGGCACGGCGTCAGCAAGTTTGATCATGAATACCACAGCCATCGTTTCTGGTGGTCCGGTACAGATCGACAGCTTCGTGCTTCGTGCACCCGCTACTTAAGGGACGGAACTCGTGGCCGACCTAGAGGCCTTCCACCGCTACGTCAACCCGGAGACCGATCTCGGGAACCCCAATGAGACGGGTCCCGACGAGTGGAACGACGGACACGACGTGAAGATGACCGGACCTGCGCTCGCGGGCCGGATTGCTGCGTCGCTGGGCAATGCCCATGAAATCTCACTCGGGACCGGTCTCGCTTTTGGCGCAAGCGACGTCCACGTCGACACGACCGTCATTGCTACGAAGTCGTACGTCGACGGCCTGATCGCTGCCGCCGACGCGCTGACCTTCAAGGGCGACATTGATGCGTCGGGCAATCCGAACTATCCGGCGGCCAACGCCGGGGACGTTTACAAGATCAGCGTCGCGGGTAAGATCGGCGGAGCCTCCGGCCCGAACGTCGAGGTCGGCGACACGATCATCTGCAAGGTCGACGCGAGTGCGTCTGGAAACCACGCGACGGTTGGTTCGAACTGGATCATTCTCCAGGCGAACATTGATATAAGCATCGACGGCACGCTCGCCGCGAACTCGGATGGTCTGGTCCCGTCCCAGAAGGCGGTCAAGACCTACGCCGATACCAAGCTCCCGGAGCCGAGCGGAAATGGCATCGCGGTCAAGACCGGAGCCGGCGCGTCGACGAACCGGACGATCCAGGGGACAGCGAACCAGATTAGCGTGTCAAACGGCGACGGCGTCGCGGGCGATCCGACGATCTCGGCGACAATCGCGTCGCAGGCCGAGGCAGAGGCCGGGACGGATACGACCAAGCTCATGACGGCCCAGCGCGTCGCCCAAGCTATCGCCGCACTTGGTAGTTCCGGCTTCCCGTCCGGGACGCGAACCGACTTTCAACAGACCTCGGCTCCGACTGGCTGGACCAAGGAAACCGGGAGCGCCTACAACGACGCCAGCCCGCGCGTTATTACTGGCGCGGTCGGGACCGGCGGATCGGTCGCCTTCTCGACGCTGTTTGCGCGCACGGCGACTGATAGCTATACGCTCACGTCGCCCGCTGATATTCCTGCTCACAAGCATCCGGCTCCCGCGTCGGGGACGGTTATCGCTTCGAATGCTGTTCCTGCTGGTAGCGGGCCAACTGTTGCAAAAGGTAACGCCACTTCTCCCATTTCAAGCCCTGTGTCCGTCACCGTCAACATCGGCAACACGGGCTCTGGCGGCGGCCACTCGCACGGTATGGATATGCGGGTGAAGTTCGTGGACTTTATCATAGCGCAGAAGGACTAAGGAAAAGGGAAAACTTGGGTGCCCGAAGTAGAGAAGCCTAGACGCAAGCCCGGTCAGATTTGTCCTCTAATGAGGATGGACGTATCGGAGTGTTGCCACACATGCGACTGGTACGATAGCGTTCCAGTCGGTAAGACCGACCAGCACGGACGGGTCACCGAGGCCCACGACAAGTGGGATTGCTCGATCAAGCATCTACTCAAGGTCTTCCGAGATTGGGGCGCAATCCTTGAGGGCGTGCAGACGGCCACGGAGAGTGGACGGAACGAGATTGCCGCACGGCTCGACGTGATTGCCGAGGACGCCATGACGGTTGCCGAGGTCGCCAAGGTCGCCGCGATTAAGTCCGGTGTCAGTGTCCAACCTATGATCGGCGTGGTGCGGCATCGTATTGGCGGCGCGATCAAGCAGGAGAGCGAGCAATGAAAATCAGCATCAATACCTACGGTCGTGTAGTCACGGTCGATCATCGCTCACACGTGGTCGGCGTCGACCTTACGGCGATATTCCCCGGCGTGGCGCACGTTCACTACGACAGCGAGACCGGCATTGGCGCGATTGAATATATCCCGACCCCGCCGCACACCTTTTATGGCATGGACGGCATCAAGGGACTGAGCGACGTGCTAAAGGCGTGGAACGACGAGGACGCGGCCTACGAGAAGGCAGTGCAGGATCAGCTTGCGAGCATCGACAAGTCCAACGCCCCTGCCGACGACAAGGCCAAGCAGGTCGCACAGTTGCAAGAGGAGTTGAACCCTGCACAGGCGGAGGCTGCGCGCAAGAAAGAGCAGGACCAGTTGGCCCGTGCCGATCAGGCTGTCAACATCGTCATCGAGGACGACTAAAAATGTATGTGCTGCCAGACTTGGTAGTTGTCGAGAGCGCGCTGACCAATCCTGACCGGATCGTGCAAGCCTGTCTGGCCATGAGCCGCCCTCAGTCGGAGGTCGGCAGCGGCGGAGTGGCGCGCGACATTCGCGACGCTCGCTCGATCCGCTTGCCCTATGACAAAGGCATTGGTGCGACCATGGCTGGCATCGGCATGGCGGCAAACCGGAAGCATTGGCGTTTCGACATTACTCATGCTGATCAGTGCGAGTTCCTCTGCTACGAGAAAGAGGGACACTACGTCGGCCATGTTGACACCTTCATGCAGCGCGACGGCGATTGTCGCAAGCTCACCGTGCTGGCGATCTTGAACGACGAGTTCGAGGGTGGGCGGTTCTGGATCAAGGGGTCGGGCGATGACCGGGTTTATCCGGTGCAGACCAAGGGCAGCGTCATTGTATTCCCGTCGTTCATGTTGCATGGCGTCGAGCCGGTCACGTTGGGGCCGCGGTATTCCTTGGTAACTTGGCTGGTAGGCCCATGGTTTCGCTAGCTGAGATATTCGAGCGCGAGCGGTGGGTCGAGGTCGATCTACTGCCAGCACGCTCGTGCGCGATGCTGGCTTCATGGCTATGGCGCAAGGCAGAGCTTGGGCAGACAAAACGTGACGACCAGTGTCCTCTATCCGATAGTCTCAGCCACAATCGAGTGCTCGACCGCGCGCTTGAAAACTTGCTGCCGAAGATGGAAGCCATAACTGGGCTACGTCTATACCCGACCTATTGCTATGCGCGGGTCTATCGTCCCGGCGAAGTGCTCAAACCGCATCGTGATCGCCCTGCGTGCGAGATCAGCGCCACTGTGACCCTTGGCTTCGGCTGCGGACCTGTGTGGCCTATATTCATGGCCGGACGCAAGGTTGAACTCCCGGTTGGTAGGGCGGTGGTCTATCGTGGTTGCGAACTGGAGCATTGGCGGGAGACATTCACGGGCGAATGGCAGGCGCAAGCGTTCTTTCACTACGTCGATGCCAACGGCCCGTTCAAAGATTGGCGATACGACAAAAGGTCGAAACTGGAGCATCACTAGGTGGCCTTCCAATATCCTGGCTTCCAGCTGAATGCCTTTCAAATCACGCGGAGGGCTGACGCCGACTGTTCTTTGCCATCGCTTACTGCGGAGGCATCAGGACTCGCTGCAGTTGTGGGTGATGGTGATATTAGCCTACCACTACTTACCTGCGAAGTGGCTGGAAGGTTCGGATGGGCTGGACAGGCAGATTGTTTCCTCCCCTCGATTACTTGTAGCGCCTCTGGGTCTCAGGTTGTTGGCAATGTCGATTGCTCCCTTCCTTCGGTTACATGCGAGGGGCATGGCACGAACCCGGAGGAGCAGGTTCACGGTAGGGGACACTTCATCGAGCCGTACTCGCAATGGCTCAAGCGCCGTCAGTGGGAAGAGCAGCAGTTCCGGGAGCGGATGCGTGGCCCCAATCGAGCCGTCATCACCCTGCCGTCGCTCATTGTCGAGGCCCGCGGTTTTCATGTCCCAGGCGTGCAGGAGCGCCCAGGGGTGGCCGATCAGGGGGTGGCACAAGGACCCATGCCGGCCCTGGAAACCGGGCCCCTGCCCTCTCCTGCCCCTTCTGAGCGGCCAATTCCGGCCATTCCAGGGGTGGCCGGACAGGGGGCAATCGTCATTCCGTTGATCACCGCCGATGCGAGGGGTGGTCACAACCATCTTCCTGCCGACGAGATCGAGGCAGTTATAGTTCTGGAGCATGCAGCATGACGGGTATTTGCACGTTCAAGCAATATGCTGGGGCTTCGCTCACTACTATGGGTGGGCCGGTAGTCGCTACGTCGGCAAGTTCGCTTGTGCTTCGCTTCGCCGTGCATAATCCAGATACGATTTTGTTGATGCACGTGGCGGCGTCTAATTCCGGTGGGGCAGCGCCGTCGCGCCCGTCGATTAGCGACGAGAGTGGGGCGAGTTGGAACCTTCTCTCAGAGGATAGTTGGTCGGACGGCACGAATGGCACTTATCAAGCTGTCTTTTGGGCTCGGACACCTCTATCTGGACGCTTGGTTGCCACGGTCAGCTTCAGTGCGAGTGTAAGCCAGGCCGCTGCTGCCGTAGTGGGTATACTTGGAGCGGACCTAAGCGATCCTAAGGACGCCAATGCTAATGCAATAAAAACTGAGCACCACACGAGTAGCGCAGCATCGAGCGTTTCGGGGTTTTCGACGAGCAGCGCCGATAGCATCATAGTTGCTTTCTACGCCTCTAGAACGACAGTGACGGCTCCGGGCACGCCTGCCGGCTTTACGCAGAACTACGACAACTCTTCTAATCTGCGCTTTAAGGCCGCGTTTCAGCAAGTCTCCACGCTTCAGTCTGGCATCTCCATTGCGTTTCCTAACGCCACCGCTCAGGGAGGCATGATTGCCATAGCGATCCGGCCCAGGACTTACACGCGCAAGCAAATCATCTTTGCGGAAGGCTTCGAGCAGTGGTCGTCGGCAGGCGGTAACAGCGACACCGACCCTGGTCATATGACCAATGCTTATCGTTGCCGCTCGTGCTTCGCCCGCGGAACGTTAGGAAGCTATCAGTTAGTCCCCGGCAGGGACGGCGTTGGGCGGGCGTTGGAAGGGCGTGGGTCGTCGGGCTCAGCTTTTCGCATCAACAACTGGACTGGGGGCGGCTTCGGTATTGTCAACGGTGCAGTCAAGAACGCTGTCGGCAGCTACAACGCAATAGTTGACGGCGAGCATATTTGCTTCGGTTGCAACGTCAGGATCAAGAGCAGCGTTGGCTCGTCATTTGCGGATGGTTGGTGGGCGGTTATTGGCTTCAACGGGACCAATGATCGGCTGACCTTTCTCTATAACACCTCGACTAAACAGTGGGGCATGACACTAAATCCAAATACCACCGCTACTGGTACGCCAAATAGCGTCACGCCCGATTACGTAGTAGACGCCCCCGTCGATCCTACTGGGCAGTGGGTTTGGATTGAGTGTCATCTATACCGAGATGGATCCGCTGGCCGCATCGAGTTTTGGCAGGAGGTCCGCAGCGGTAGCGGGGGACAGAGCTTCAATTGGCCTCACCCGCCTTGGTGGCCTGCTGGGACGGTCTACACCCCTAATCCCCACGGTATCCCCGCAGGTCAAGCGGGAACATCGGCCACGATGACAAAGATTTTCGATTTCACTGGGGATACATCCGTTGCAACGATTGGCACGATTAATCAATTGAGCTTGTACGGGGACGGTAGGTCTGCAACCAATTGGATTGGCAATTCATTCGATGACGTAGTGGTGTCGGTTGGCGGCGTGATGGGTCAGCCTTGTTACGTCAAAACGCTGTCCCCTACAGAAGACATATCGGTGTCTGGGTGGTCGCCAAGCACCGGCACAAATCACTTTGCGGTAGTAGATGACTTGCCCTCCGACACTTCCGATTATCTATCGGCCTCGACTGGCAATCCGAGGACGGTGCTAGGTTTTAGCGGGGCTAGCATTGGATACACGCCGAAAGCTGTATTGGCATTGCAGCACTGCTTTACAGCAAAGAAAGTTTCTGGTGGCAATCGCGATCATCGCTGTGGGATTATCAGCGGTAGCTTAGAGTACACCGGCTGGTGGTCTTCTGTGGGCACTGTCAATCCAGAGCATGTCTTATCTGTAGCGGGCTACGATCCAAACACGCGGAAACGCTGGTCCCTGTCGGCGGCGCTAGCAGCAAAACTGGTGATAGATGTCCCGAATGTAGATGCTTTAGGATCGGCGCAATCGCTCGACGCCGAGACTAGGGTCTATCAGGCGTTCAAGCAGATAGTAGTTACAATAGAACCGGGAAACGGTGTTGGAGGCAATTCGGAGATCACCGACGACGCCGATTACGACGTTCCTCTCGTGACAGGCGCGTACAACGCTCCTCTCTCGCCCGTAAGGCGCGGGCAAAACGCGCTTGCCAATACGCACCCAATAGACATTGGCATTTGTCAGTAGGATCGAAGCAACATGCGCATACCAAGCGGAAAAGTAGATCAATACTTGTACTTCGTCGCTCTGGACGGTACCGACCTTGTGACGCGAAAGACGGGTTTGACTGGCTTCACGGTCTATCGCTCGCGCAAGGGTGGAGCTGCCACTGCTATGACCACGCCCACTGTGATTGAGGTTGACGCCACTAACATGCCGGGGGTGTATGCGCTACTGGTCGATGAGGATACGACCGTTGACAGTGGCAGCGATAGCGAAGAAATGGTATTACACCTTACGGCAACTGGCATGGCTCCGGTGACACGTACCGTGGAGCTTTATCGTCGAGACGTAACGAGCGGGCGCTCTGTCGCCGTAGATGCCAATGGTCGGGTCGATGTGTCGCTGATCGAGGGCGTTGATGCCACTGATCAGTTGGACGCCCATGCTGGCAGCAGCGGTGGAGCTACAGCAGCGGAAATTGCTACTGCTGTGTGGACCGATTTGCTTGCGGGCAGCGATTTCTCCACGTCATCGTCTATTGGCAAGCTGCTCAAGGACAACGTCGATGCAGCTATCTCGTCGCGCTTGGCGACTTCTGGTTATACGGCCCCGTTAGACGCAGCGGGAGTGCGCAGTGCGGTCGGTATGGCTTCGGCAAATCTCGACACCCAGCTCTCGACGATTGCAGGATACATTGACACTGAGGTTGCAGCGATCAAGGCTAAGACCGACAACTTGCCGAGCGATCCTGCCGATCAATCAGCTGTAGAAGCGGCGATCACGGCGGCGCAAGCTGCGATCATTGCGGCAGTGCCGAGCAGTGCTCAGAACGCGGATGCTGTCTGGGATGAGGCGGTGTCGGGTCATGTTGGGGTGGGAAGCTTTGGCAAGCTCATCAACGACGACCTGGACGCAACTGTCTCGTCGCGACTTGCCGCATCGGCCTATACTGCGCCTGACAATGCTGGAGTGGCGGCGATCAAGGCCAAGACTGACAACCTGCCGACAGATCCAGCAGATGCCAGCGTTATCGCCGGACGGTTCGACACCCTTGATACCTCTATCGCTGACCTGCCGACGAACGCGGAGTTGGCAACGGCTTTGGCCGGGGCCGACGATGCGGTCCTTGCTGCCATCGCAGCACTCAACAACCTGTCACAGGCCGACGTGCGCACGGCGGTCGGCCTTGCGACGGCGAACCTTGATACGCAGCTGTCTACCATCGCCGGGTACATTGATACGGAAGTGGCAGCGATCAAGGCGAAGACCGACAACCTTCCGGCGTCGCCCGCAGCCGTGTCCGACATTCCAAGCGCGGCTTCGATTGCAGCGGCGGTATTTAATTCCACGGTCGAGAACAGCTACTCCCTCCTCGAGCTACTCAAGGCGTACAACTCCGTGCTCCTGGCGGCGTGGACGAAGACGGGTTCTTCTGTCGTCTATCGCGATCTTGCGAACACTAAGGACCGCGTCACTGCAACAATCGGCGCGACCTCGCGGTCCGTCGCTACGCTGGATCTCACCTAATGCCAAGCTGGGTCGGAGAATGGACAGGGGTCATCAACTGGTTTGATGACTGGTTCGGGTCGGGGCTTCCCCCTGCCGACAAAACTATTGATACCCCAATCGAGCGTACCCGCTTCGTTCCGTCAGTCGTCTACCCGACAGCGCTTGCAGTCGCGCGCGAGGCGACAGTACCCGCCGTGACTCGAGAGATCACATTGCATGAGGAACCGCCGTCATGACCAGCCTAAAGTTCCCGGACAAAGACCCGGACAACCGCGAGGACTTCAAGCTTCATTGGACAAATAGGCTTGCGTCCAATGATCCGGCTGATACCATCTCCACCTCGGAGTGGCTTATCGTCACGTCTCTGACCGACGCTACTCCCTTGGATCAGTCGGCCAGCACGAACCCACTCAACATCTACGCCGATGACATCTTCAACAGCGGCAAGAGCACCCGAGTGTGGCTAGAGGGTGGAGTGGCGGGTCAGTCCTACTTTCTCCGCAATCGAGTCGTTACCGTGGGTGCCCGCCAGCTCGACAGGACTGTGGTCGTCAAGGTCAAGGAGCAATAGATGTCATGAGTCTTTTGGACCCGATCATTGCGGACAGGGCTAACTCCTTCTTCGAGTTCTTCGGCAGCTTCTTCGTCCTTAAGTCGATCTGCAAGCTCTATAGCGACAAGCTGGTGCGCGGCATCGCATGGGAGCAGGTCGGCTTCTGGACGGCCTGGGGGTTCTGGAATATCTACTACTACTGGGCAGTCGGCTCGGCCTGGTCGTGGTGGGCGGGTGTATGCGTGACCAGCGTGAACACGGTATACCTTGCGATGCTGATCTATTACACACTAGCCGAGGAAAGGATGATTGACGAATGGAGATGATCTTCTGGCTTGTCGTACTTGGCGCAGTCGTCACAGGGGTGCACCGTTGGTACACTGGGAAGTGGTGGTGGACGGTGCTTTGGTACGAGTAGAACTTCGTGGGCGTCGGGTGTTGCTTCCGCCCGATTGTCAGTGATCGGCCCGGGACGGGCCTGGTCGCAAGCACGAAGGGTGAGGCCCCCGCGCGTGGACGCGGGGGCCCATCTTCGAGCAGTATGTAGACAACATGCACAGGAGAGACGATCTTGACTTCGAAGAAGCCCATCTCCAACGATAACTCGGGAAGAATTGAAGCAGGTATCCGTAAGTGGACAGGGCGTACTCCTGAAACTCCCGATGATATTGTTGAGTGCCTTCGCATCTTCTCTTCATTACGCGAGGTATCGCGTGTAACGGGATCATCATTCTGCAAATGTCAGTCCCTTGCCAAAAAAGCAGTCGACTTAGGGCTGATGGAGCCGTTGCGGCAGGGTGGGTTTTGTAAGGATCATTTCAAGTCCCCCGCAATCGACGACGTTAAGGGTGGGCGTCTTCGTACTATCAAGGCGCGGCAACTTCCTTTGCCGGCTCCCGGCAAGATCAATCGGTATATCTTCTCTTGCATCCAGAACGATACGAACCTACATCGACCAGTCTTTGAAAACCTCCTAGCGTTACTACAGTATTGGGAGAAAGATAAACGAGTCGATACTGTAGCATTGCATCTCTCGCGTATTACTTATGTGCAGCGAGGACTAGGAGATAGTGGCGACAAGGGTTACGTTACTGGCAAGAAGAGTAGGCCTAGCTACCTCACCCAAACGCTAACCTACCCACCTGAAACTGTTAAGTACTGGTCTGACGAGCGTCTTGAGGTTGCTCCTGGGCTTCATTGGTGCGGTGAGGTCAACATCCTTCCTACTGCTGAGCGCCCACTTCAGGGCTTCGAGTCCTACACAGGTCGCAAATCCGGCATCTTCCCCCATGTTAAACTGCAAATGGTTAGCATCCCTTCGATGCCCGGTGAGAACACGAAGTTCAACTACACAACAGGAGCAATCACTGTCCGCAACTACATCCAGCGCAAGTCTGGTTTGAAAGCTGAGTTTCATCATGTCTATGGTGGGCTTCTGGTTGAGGTAGATAGTGAAGGGAATTGGTGGTGTCGGCAGTTATCCGCTGACTCGGATGGTACGATCTACGACCTCGACTTGAGGGTCAGCGGAGGCAAGGTCGAGCAGGGTGAGTTCGTTGATAGTATTGTTTGGGGTGACGTGCATGTTGCTATTGGCGACCCCGATGTCTTCGATGCGTGCTGGCGCGGCAAGAACTCAATCTTAGACCGGTACCGACCCCGTCATCAGTTCCTGCATGATGTTCTTGACTTCCACTCAAGGTCACATCATGAAATTCGTCATCCGATGAAGATGTTTCAGCGGTTCTGTGAGTCCACAGATGATGTTCGCGAGGAGATCAGGGGTGTTGCGCGATTTCTCAAGGTCGCGGAGCGCGATTGGTGCGACACCATTGTGGTCAACGCGAACCATGATCGGCATCTCGGCAGATGGCTCAACGATCAGGATGCGCGGTTCGACTACACGAACGTCGAGTTTTGGGCCGATATGTGGGTACGCTGCACCGCCATCATTCGCACGGGCCGGCAGCCAAATTTCCTGCACACCGCGCTCGAGGCCGTGGGATATGACGGTGAGGCCGTCATCCTGGAGCAGGACGAGAGCTACATAGTCTGCCCCGACGAGTCGGGAGGTATCGAGTGTGGTATTCACGGCGACTCTGGACCGGACGGCTCGCGCGGTAGCCCATCGGCGTTCGCGCGCATGGGTCGCAAGATGGTCACGGCCCACACTCACAGAGCCGGTATCCATGACGGCGTTTATACAGTCGGTACCTGTTCTACCCTTCGTCCGGCGTACTTGTCCGGCCCCAGCTCGTGGTCGCATACCATGTGCTTTATCTACGAGAATGGCAAGCGTCAACTGATCACTCTGTGGAACGGAAGGGAGAGGGCATGAAGAAGAAGCAATCGACTTCGACAAAGCCACCCAAGTGCGACCGAATGCCCTGGCCCTTTGTCGAAGTGCATTGGCACGATGCGACGAGCGAGTCGACCTGGAAGTCTCAGCAAGATCTCCCTGAGGTGTCCGGCATCGTTACTCGAGGGTGGCTCGTCCGGCACACGAAGAAATCAATCACCATCGCTTCCAGCCTTGGCGTTGTGGATGACAGGGGCGACGAAGAAGAGCCCGACAAGATCGACTGCGGTGAGATCGTCACGATCCCCCGCGGTTGCGTATGTGGGGACATAATCCCGCTTGACGTGCGTCCTGCACTGAAGA